CTATATCACGAGCCATTAATAGACTCGTACGAGCTGAAGATACAAGGCATAGTCCGGTCTGTAGTCGATGCCCAAAGACAATACAACCGTCGCCACAGCCAGATCATCGACATCATGGAGTCCATCATCAACACCGGATGGATAACGAAGAACGGTGCGGTCTTAGATCCAAACATGTTAATGCAGGCTGGTCAGGGCCGTCAAATCGTAATCAATGAGGGATATGATGTTGCAGCAGATGTACGAGAAATTAGTCCGCCTAATATCCCGCCCGGATACTTGCAATACCAAGACATCATGGACCAAAACATCATGGAAATCCCTGGTGCTAGTGATGAGCTGCTTGGTCTTTCTAGTGTGGGCGACTCACAGGTGTCAGGCAAGCTCGCCGAAGTACGCGCATCAAACGGACTCAAGGGTAACCGCGGAATTTTTGACAATCTTGAACAGACTAAGAAGTATCTCGGGAAACTGGTGATTGAATGCATCCAGAAGAACTGGACACCTGGGAAAGTGGAACGGATCATCGGAGAGACACCAACCGAACAATTCTTCTCCGGTCAGTTCGAAGAATATGACTGTGCCATCAAACAAGCGGTTAAAACTCCAACGCAGCGCGAGGCATATTACTATCAATTGTTGCAATTGGTGGCTTTAGGGGCACCAATCCCATGGGATCAGATCTTAGAAAGCGCTCCAATGCAGGGCTCAACCAAGCTGCATGAATTGCTTAGACAACAACAAGAACAACAACAGCAAGCCGCGCAACTGGAACAACAAGCCTTGCAGATGGAACAAGCCCTTAATATGGCCTCTATTAACCAATCTAACGCCCTCGCGGAAGAAAGACGGGCTAGGGTACTGGCAGACATTGGATTGGCCAAGGAGCGCGAATCTGAGGTGGTACAGAACCACGCCAAGGCATTCTTGGATAATGCAAAAACCGTCGCTGAGATCAACGACATACCGAATCAACGTCTCACCGAGGTTCTCAAGCTCGCGTCTGAATTACGGGCGCAAGAGCTGCAACAGGCAGAGATGCAGTTGCAGAAAGACATGAAACGAGCGGAATCGCTCAAGGAGTAAAACATGGCAAAAGGAACAGCAACATCTAACAAGATGATGCCCAGCATGGACACATACGGCGGACAGAATAACGCTGGTTATAAGCCGCCTTCTGGTAGTGCCGGTGCAAAAGCATATGGTGACTATAGCACTAAAAATAACCCGCTTAGCACGCCGATGAAAGGCTCTGCAATAGGCGCTGGTTATGGCAACTCAGATCGCATGAAGATGATGAGTGCTAAAGATGCTGAAGCGAAGAAAGAGTCTCTTCGAGGTATGCCATGCTAATGGGTCTGAATCCAATGGATCAACATGTGCAAGCGCGTGAGGGGTTAACCAAGATCTTCAATGAAGATATGGAAGACATTCTTAACGAACACAAGCACCTGGATATGTATTGGATTCTTGGCAAAGTTAACATGCACCGCAAAGGTGACAAGTACATTGCTCGGCCCTTCTTACAAGCATGCTTGGAGAAGCCGGGAGTGATTAAGAAAAGCTTCGTCTACGAGGTGGATAATAGACGAGGCGTAAAGACGTTGCTTTGGATCATGCATCCAGACGACACCCTAAGCTTTCCCACACTTGGGAAATCCATACGCGTAACCGGCGACAAATCGGGTTCAAAAATCTTGCTACCGAAGTAATGGTAGGTATACGGGAGTTATATGACCACAGAAGAACAAGAAGACATTCCAGAGGCTGTCTCCGAGCCAACGAATGTAGAGTCTCAAGAACATCAAGACGAACAGAAAATGGTTCCTCTTGCTGCATTCATGGCCGAGAAGCGTAAACGTCAAGAATTAGAGACACGCGCCAAGGTGTACGAAGACTTGATGGCCAAGCAAAAACCGCCAGAAGATGAAGAAGAAGATGAAGACCCAGAGGCATTAGTCACGAAGTCATCATTTCGCCAAGAAAAAGCGCTTGCAAAGCGAGAGATCTTGGAGCAGGTCTATCAAGACATGAATCCTGAGGCTGTTCAAAAGATAAATACATATTTGAAACCAATTTTGGACAAGAAGCCGTGGTTAGCAGCCACTTTAGACAACGCTTTGAACAGACTTGCACGTGCGAATGAAATCGTCGATGACTATATGCATCTTGTTGCTGAGAAGCCCAAGAATACATCGGCCATGGAAGATGCCAAACGGATCGTCGCCAACTCCCAGAAGCCTGGCAGCCCGATAACAGTCGGAAAATCTGCCCAGCCAACAGGAGCCGATTATCTTAAAAGTATCCAAGGCAAGAAAGAGTTCAGAGAATATCGTCAGAAAGTGCTCCGCGGCGAGGTATAAAAAAATTTACCTCTCTTGTCAAATCATTATTTGACCAGGAGATAAACAAATGGCCAATGGAACTACTACAACAGTACAAGTCGACCCAGAAGTCAACTTGTTCTTTGATAATATTCTTCTTGACCGTCACCAGCCTTACTACCCGTATGGGTACTTTGCGCAGGAACGAAGAATTCCGCAGAAGAACTCGCGTAATGCGATCTTCAGACGCTTTGACAACTTGGCTGATGCGCTGACGCCTCTTACAGAGGGCGTAACACCCGCAGCTGAACAAGTGACCAAGTTCGACATTACTGCGGCCGTCTCGCAGTACGGCAAGGTCGTACAGCTGTCTGACGATATCATTGTAACGGTCCAAGATCAGACCGCCAATGAAGTTGCAGATATGTTAGCTCAGAACATGGCGTCGACGTATGACAAGATCGTACGAAACATGCTAGTCGCCACAAGCGCCCAGATCGATTGCTTGAACGGAGTCAACGGAAACGCTATCACAGAGGTTACTACAACTGACCTGGAGTTCGCTGTAGACTATTTGGAAGGAAATAACGGTAAGAAGTTATCACCAAACATCGAAGGCGAGAATATGTTCGGCACAGCACCTGTGTGGGCGGCATATTGGATGGTAATTTCGACCGATTTACGTACAGATTTCAAGAATCTGAGTAACTTCTTGGCGACAGCTGATTATCCAAGACAGCAATCAGTTTTGCAATCCGAGCTTGGATCATGTGATGAAGTTCGCCTTGTCATGACCACCGAAGGGTATAAAGACACGTCTGTATCCCCTGCAGTGTACTCAAATATCATGTTCGCTGCGAATGGTTACGGTCGAATCATGATCGATGACCAGTCCATGGAAATGATAATTAAGCCTCTAGGAGCTGGTGAGGACCCACTTAATCAGAGACAAACGATGGGTTGGAAAGGTCGTCTTGGATGCGTAATTCTCGACGATAGCTGGGTCATAAATCTACGTTCAACAAAAGGATAGAAAATGACAGCACCAATCGGAACAGAACTAAACGTCTTCACAGGCACAAGAGAACTGTCAAATGTGACAAACACATATGGCGGTTACTTTCAGTCTGATGGAAACGCATATGACATCGTTTTACCATGGCAACCAGACATGTTTGAATGGTGGAACTATACGTTGTATGGCACCAACTCCAGCAATCTCAGCGGTGTTTGGTTCAGAGATTTCCCTGCAGGCGATGCATTAATCGTCTCACGAGGAACCACTGACCTATCCAGCGTTCTTGAGACTACAAACGGAGTCACAATCAACAACAGCACTGGTGGATTTGCAAATGAACATCTCGTTATCAGCGGGATTACCACTGCAACTCCAGCTGTTGTTACAACCACTGCCAATCATGATCTTAGCGATTATGACCGTGTGGTTATCACGAAAGTGATCGGAACAATGGCATCTGAAATCAATAACATCACATATGTGGTCAAAGTTCTTTCTGCGACAACATTTGCGTTGTATGACACTTTCGGTGTGCCAATTACGACTGTGGGATCTTATACATCAAGCGGACAAGTGACGAAAGTCGGCCCTCTTCTTGGACAAGTCTCTTCACAAAGTAATTTCCCAGTTCCACAGAACGCAATTCAAGATTACCCAGTTCAATACAAGCTTACGCTTGGGACTGCTGTTGT